TCTGTATATCCTGAGGGATCATAAAAGATTGCTGCAACTGCTGCCATTCTTCCTATGTATTCTGTAAATAAAGATTTATAGTTTGCGGTTAATGCTGCCCAGTTTGTCACAAAATCATATTTTATTAGGCTGGCCAAATATGCTTCTGTAGTTGAGACATAGAAATCACTTGTATCTGCTGTAACTGCTGCACTGACATTTGCTCCATAATAGTAAGCTAGTTGTGCCTCCGTGATTGTTGTCCTAGTGTATGCCATGTTTTCTTTAATAAATGTATATATTTAAACTTTTGTCTTTGGTGCACCAAGCCGCTCTAATCAATGCTTCTGCGATATGTGAGTAATTTCCAAATATTTTGGCTTGCTCTTCGCTGTCATCATATTGTATAGATCTTAAACTGTGCTTAACCTCAGGTAAGTCTAATAATTTAATTTGCCCTCTTTCCATTAAAATCTTTAAATTTGTGTAAAAATTTACTTTATTTATACTTTTTTTACGAAGTTTGTCCCAATTTTCCTTATCTATATCTTTTTTGGCATTGTTCAATCCTACGATTTTATTCTTTGTTTGTCTATCTTCTAGTAAAATATCAAACACTCCTACCCCTAGTCCACCATCATCAATATAGATTTTTTTGTAATTAAATTGTCTATCTTTATGAACAATTAATCTTGCCGTGTCTGTCAGGCTTTGTGGTTCCGGGATTAATAAATCAAACATCTCTATATTTTCTCTATTTATTCGGCTTACTGAACACAAAACTGTTTCATCTCCTCCTTTTCTTGCAATATCTATTCCAAGAAATCTATCGGCCCTGGAAGATGGTTGATTCACTTCCGGGTCGATAGTACAACAAGCGTCAATGAGAACGTCAGAAAACAATCGTTGGATGCCGCCTACGAATAATCCCAAATATTCTTGTTGATATTGAAGTTTTGTCATTCTAAGTTTCTCCTCTGCCTGATGATTAATCATATTTGTTCGCATAGGTTCTTCTCTTCCTTCTGCGACTTCTTCCGCATTAATGTGAAAACTTGTGAATTGGTCGCTGTGAAACATTCTATAAAAATAGTTCTCGATTCCCATTGGAGTTGATAAAAGAATGATGTCTCCCCCTGTTGTTGCCAGCATTGGCGTTACGGCCGCCCAGACAGCTTCTTTGATGAATGCTGCTTCATCTGCGTAAAGTCTGTCAATTGTAAAACCTCTAATTCCGTATCCATCATCCCCAGTTGGTAAACAGTGAATTATTGATCCATTCTTTAAATGTAGTGTGTGCTTTGTTGGCCTGTATGTTTTTCCAGTTTTTCTGTCTTTTCCAACTTTAATCTGATTTTTGTCTGTATTATATATATATTCTAAAACTTTTTCGAAAAGTAAGAATGCACTTCTTTCCACTGCCGCAATTATCATAATTGTTTTTTTGGGGTTCCTTAAAGCGTATTCCCCGGCATCTTGAGATATAATTGTCGATTTTCCACTTTGACGGCCCGCGCAGATCGCCATATTCCCATGAGTTCTTAAAACGTCATTTTGCCATTTATCTAGTTTCATATTAAATCAAACTCCACTCTCCACATATCTTTTAAGTATCCTAAATCGGATAATATTTTATTTGCTGCTGACTTTGGGAAGTTGTCTGGCTTACACTGAATAAATTTAATAACTCTTGTAATTCTGTTAATAGCAAATATATCAATAGGGCTATGAGACCCAGCAGAACGCTGAGCGATATCAAATCCATTTTCTTTAAGTTGTTTACAGACTTTATATTCTTTGTTACGTCCATTAATATAATTTCTATTTGGCATTTTAGTGAAATTGATTAACTCTTTCTCTAAGAGTTCCCTCCGCTTTTTTCTTTAATATTTCTACATTAATTTTATGTATTTCGTTTAATCTATGTTCTTTAATAATTCTTTTTTGTTTATCTCTCATAGTTTCAATATCTTCTTCTTCCTTTTCATAATTAAAATCCATTAATCTTCTCCTAATTGATATCTAGCAATTTTTATATATTCTTTTGCAACTCTTTCAGAGACTAACAGAGATGATATAACTTCCATAAGTAAACCCTTATAATTAACTTCCTTCAATGGATCTACATTTTTTATAACAGATTTAACAACTTCTATTCTCGCTAATCTATCCCTTTGTTTGCTGTTTATTTTTACCATGTTATATAGACACACTCCAACTATATAAATGTATGTGTGTTGTGTATAACATATTAAGAGAAAGAAAGAAAGAAAAAGAATAAAAAAGAAAGAAAAGAAAGAGAAAAAAAACACACCATCCACTAAGCTTACTTGTTCTAGCTCATACACACAACACACAAACCAACTAACTCACTAACTATTGCGTTATTACTTGTCTATATTACTAGTGTTCCCAGCTTTATATACTTGCTTATTAATTTATTAATGACAGCAAATAATTTAAAAAATTTGCTTGGGGGTCTGAAATTGAATTGAATTTGAACTTTTAATCCTCGCAAATACAATTAGATCTTAATTAATATGATTATAATACAATTGATTATTAATATGATCTTTATTATGTTTAATTACAATTAACTTATATCTTCTTATGCTTATGATTATGTTTATTTGTTCTTATATTCTTTTATTCATGTTCTCGGGGTCCCAGGTTATTTGTTTATTACTTAATTACTTCTTAAATTGTGGAATATGCGGATTCAGGGGCCCCAATTGGTCTAAAATTATTTAAATCTTACTTTTGGAATTGTTTTTTTGTGTTTTTTGTGTTTTATTTGGATTTATTCTTATTTATTCTTATTTATTTCTTTATTTTCTTATTTTTGTTTAAATATTTAAGTTTTTATTTATTTTTGTTTAAATTTCTATTTTTTATTTATTTTTGTGAAAATCAATTTTATTTTTACTTTTATTAACTTTAGACTCCCAACTAAATTATAGGAATATACTCCCAATTAAACTATTGGGGGGGCGGAGTGGAGTGGGGGGGGGTGGGGGAGTAAGCCTTATGAAGCTGGTGAGCTAGCGAACTAGATTGATATGGGTTATGAGGAGTAGTTATGCTAGTTCCACTGGAAATCAAGGTCCCTATTTCAAGGTAAGACCTTCATTTCCTATGGAACTATTGGGGGGTGGTGGCTTTTTAGGGGGGCGGGTGGGAGCTTAAGAAGGAGCGAGCAAGCGAGCGTATTGTTAAGCTTTCAAGGGATCTAGGCTAGCTCAAGGCGAGCTAGATAAGCACTGGCGTAGCCTATTTAGCTTAATATTGGTGTATATCTTCTCGTATACACATGGTTGTATACACCTGCTTAGAAATCCTCTGATTTCTAGGTTCTTGAACTATTTAAGCTTTGTGATACTCAAAGATATGCTAACTATTCCCCCGGCTTAACTATTGGCGCAACAAAAAAAGGGGTTGTTAAGCCCTTAATTCTTTAAATATTGTTTATATATTTCTCTACACATTCTATCATACTCTTTGTTGTCTACCAAAAAGTCATTCATTATCTGACCTGCGTCATTCTCTAAGAACTCTTCAAAATCCATTTTACTTTCCATCTTCCTTCACCTCCTCTAATTCTTCTAGCTCCTCTTGAAGCTCACACAACTCACTATCGTTGTAGTCACTAAAACCACACCTATAAGCTATTTCATCAACTTTCTTCAATACCATTGAAGCTGGGTATACACTAGTATCTAGTCCACACTCGTCCAACATCTCATCATATTCTTCTTCATTCTCATTATTCTCTAACACTCTTATTCTTTCTTTTATTTCTTCAATTTTCATTTTCTTATTCTCCTTTTTATTTCTTATTAAGAGGTAACCTCTCAACTTGTTGAGGTTACCGAAAAAGCCGAAGCGGGCCGCAAAAGGCAAAGCTAGTATTTACAGGTTGTGCTCGCAAGCGCAAGCTCTAAATACTCGGTGACGCCTGCGGGAGCAAGGCTCCCTCCAACAATGCTCTCTTTGCTAATCTTATCTCTTTCTGTCTCTCATAACGGCAAGGACTACGACTACAATATCCCGTCTTGCTCTTCTGCTTTAGTGGCCTCCCACAATGTTTACATTTATTACACATGAGTATGAAAACCCCTCAACATAGGGGTAAAATAATAATTAATTAATTAAATGCTTCTTGTGCCTGCTTTACTAATTTGATTGCTTTAGCCATTATAGCTTTCTCGTCTAGATCACCCTCAACTTCTGCTCTTGTTAATGCTTCGTGCATTCCAAGAAAGATGTCTTTAGAGTAGCTTGTGTACATAGTAGCCGTTGTGTTGTTAGTCTTAACTGCAACTGGTAAACTTGTGTTTACTGCCGGACTTTTATTTATACTTTCTCCATATAAATTCTGTATTGAATATTGTGGCTTTCCTTGATATTCACTTTCTCTAACATCTACATCAGCACTATTGCCCGCTGGCAATAATTTAAGTTGTTTGTTAACATCTTCTTCAAAACACGACATCCAACCCAAATTAGTTGAGTATCTCGTATAGTCTTTGCCATTCTTTGAGGTCTTATCCTCGTGACTATCAATAGTTATTTTCATTGTTTTATTTGTCATTTTTTCGCTCTACCTCCTTTGCAATTCTATCCATGTAAGACGCAAGTGTCTCGTCCTCAAACTTTGGGATTTTAAGCCGTAACCTGTCCCATGTGCTTAAGTAAAATCTGCCTATCTTCCATTC